TATAATAGAGACGTGATTTAGAATCATAGGGGGGACTCGTGAGGCAATATCCAATACACATAACGGATATGCGCAACTTCAAAAAGTGTCGGCAGCTCTGGGATTTTACGTCCCCGCTCCGGCTCAACTTGGCTCCGAGGTGGCCTGACAAGAACCTGTGGCAAGGTACGGGTGTACACGTTGCGATGGATCGGTACTATGATCCATCAGACCCCTTTAACCCAGAAGCTACCATGCTCGCTCTCAACGACTGGCTCATTCGAGCTTGGGCTGATTTGGAGGAGCAAGACCTACCGCCGGATCGGTGGGAAACTATCTTTGAGAGCGCAGTTCAAATTACAGGTATGATGAAACACTATTTGCGCTGGGCACCCAAGTATGATACATTTACTCCCCTTGGCACCGAGATTCCATTCCGCTTTCCCTTAAAAGGGTTCCGTGGTAAAAAGGTCGTTTATGAGGGCAAAGCAGATGGCTTGTGTAGGTGGAATGATGGCACTCACTGGCTGTTTGAGCACAAAACGGCCAAGACCTACCCGGATTTTAGTTTACTGTTTATAGATGAACAATGTATTTCATACCAGTGGGCTGCTCAGATTGAGGCTCGTTTTGAGAATAGGCGTCCTGTTGGGACTATGTATAACTTTTTGCTAAAGGGGGTCCCCTCTATCCCGAAACTACTCAAGCGGGGTGGGCTATCACAGGCCAAGAATATACGGACTACGTATGAGGTCTACAAGTGGGAAATAGCAAAGCAGGGCCTCATCGAAGCAGACTATGCAGACATATTACAGCGCCTCTCAAATCAGGAGAACCCTTTCTTTAGTCGAGTCAAGATCAAGCGTTATCCTAAGGCAGTAGAGACATTTGTAAAACGCTTCATGGCTACCATCGGGGAGATGGTAGATCCCTTAGTTAATATCGTACCCTCACCTGATTGGTGGTCCTGTAAAACATGCTCGTTTAGGACTCCCTGTGCTATGGTCGCTAGTGGGTGTAGCCCCAAGCCCCTCTTAAAGGCTGACTACCGCAAGCGGAGCTCTATGCCCTCGCCAGTCCAGGAAAAGGTGTGTAGTCACTGCGGAAAATGGAAGCCCTTCGAGGCTTTTGCTAGAGATCGACGTTCAAAAGATGGTTTGCAATCGTGGTGTAAACTATGTAAGAAGATGAGGGGGACTAAGTGACAAGCAAGAAGGCTGGACCGCTGGAGGAACTGGAGTCATGGCTGGTGGAGCAGGACATCTCGTGTTGCCCGCCCCTGCCTGTGCTGCGTGCTGAGTTGAAGAGCTTACAGTCTAGGAATGAAATGCTAGAGGAGGATAACTCGTGGGTACGTGTGCGGTGGGAACAGAGCCGGAAAGACTACAAGTTAGCTTGCTCTGAAACCGTGCGCGTGGGCGACATCATGGCACTCCGCTATCAGACAATCGTTAAGCTACAGGATAGGATTGCCAAGCTGGAGGCACTGCTGAAAGCGGTGTGCAATGGCACAAACATAACTGCCTGGGTGAACAGTTATCGTTCTCGTGCACAGAAAGCGAGTGACGCGGGTGACAATTTCGAGTGGCTCTATTTGAGCCACATTGCCGACGCCCTTGAGGCGCTGGGCTAATGGAGGTGATTGATGAGGACGCCTAAACAGGGGTATCAGGCAAGGGGCGATGATCTTGATCTGAGCAACCCGCCCGCCGATTTTACCGCTATACAATCCGCCCACGCCCGAATGGCCGAGGTCGAGCGGTTGGAGGTGGTGGTGGCGGAGAGGGACAAGGAGATTGAGAAACTGCGGGGGGTGGTCGAGGCGGTGTGCGGCGGCCCCGTCTCTGCGAAAGCCCTCGATAAAGTCCGAGCAAAGTTGTTTGGCTATTATGGCAACGAATACGCCAAGGGGACAATGTACTACATCATCGACGCCCTGGACTCGCTGGTGGAGGATGATAAATAGCTATGGCAAGGCGCACGAAAGAATGGTGGGCGAAGCTACAGCCGTGGGAACGGTCTTGGCTGGTCAATATGGAGCGTATCTCAGCACAGGGGCATCATCTTGGTGGCGGCGGGTACCTGCCTGATGATTGCGGAGAGTGTGACGGTTGTGGGGACACTACATATATGGGATCATTGTGTCCTAACTGTAAAGCAATCTATGAACGTATCCTAGAGAAAACGCAGGAGGAATAGTAATGGCAAAGGTGTTTGTAACTTTTTCAGTGTCAATAAGGGATACTATGTATCATTATGATAGCAATGGCCAGGGACATGCAGAGGCTGAGATTCAGATAGATCGCCGTCTAATATCCACAATTGATCCGGGGAGTATATTCAGAGATCTTGTTCACACTGCACTCATTGAGCTCGATAACCTTCCCGAACCCGAAAAGGATGAGGACGCATGAAAGTAATAGGCCACGGCAAGGCGCAAGAGGTCATAGTTATTTTAACTAAGTTGGAATATGCTACTCTTGTAAGTCTAGCGGAAGCTACGGGTACCTGCTCTGAACTGCGGTTCGGTAAATGGGATGAAGATTGTAGAACCTATTGTAGACGCTAAAAAGCGGCTAGAGATAGCTGCACAGGACTTGGATGTCAATAACTCTCCAGCAGACTACGAACAACAAATGGTTGCCCAGAGAACCGCCTGGCATGATCTACAAGACAGACTGAGGTATAACTGGATAGCAGATGACGTTTTGAATATCGTTCATGGGAGAGAGGACTGAAACTGTGAAAGGTGTGCTAGTTTTAGAACAAGAGATTAAAGGGGCTCGCACGAGGCTGCTCAAGTTATGTGATGCTGGTCGCCTTGGGGATGACCCCCATGCTCTAAAGCTAGCCAAGCAAATAGCTACGCTCCTGAGAACTGCTGGACTGTTAAGCAGATCGTTACGAGTATATGAGGTAGGTAGAGAGACACATGGCAACAACACTAGGTCCAGTACATAGCACTGCCAAACTGAACACAGTAAAGCCAGACTATAACACGAGATATTTTAGACTCCTGGTTTATGGCCCCTCTGGAATGGGCAAAACCTACTTAATGGGTGGTATTGTAGATGTTCCTGAAATGTGCCCGGCACTTTTTTGTGACTCTGATATGGGTACAATGTCAATCTCTGACCGTAACATTGAAGTTGTCCCTGTTAGAACTATGAAAGATCTGGAGGATGTAAATAGTTATGTAAGAGCACATCCAGGGGAATACAACACAGTTATATGGGATGGATTAACCGCTTCCTATAACCAAATAGTCCGCACTAGAATGACCGATCCCGGACGCACTGACAAAGAGGATCCCTATGTCCCATCTCAGCGAGACTGGATGCACGGCACTTTCCGAATGAGGCTACTATTAGATATGCTCAAGACATGCCCGGTTAATTTTCTAGCTACAGCTATGGTGGATCTCAAAGAGGATGAGTTTACGGGAGTGCCTACGATCCGGCCCGGTCTATCTAATAAATTAGCCCGAGAGGTTGGGGGTCTTTTCGACGTAGTTGGGTATCTATCCATGAAAACTACGGTCAACAAGAAAATAAGAACCTTGCAGTTGGAGCCCGGAGGGGGTCGTGGTGCTAAAAATCGTTCAACGTTTCGCCTCCCAGCGCTACTAGAGCGCCCTCACCTACACATTCTTTATGGGCGAGCTATCTTAGGGAGGCCACTAGACGATCTTAGAAAGGAGGCAGATAAATTAGAGGAAGCGCATCTAGCGTCATTAGCCGCATACAATAACGAAGGAGACAAGTAATGCCATTGAATGTGAATCTCACAGGCGTCGAGACCAAAGCCACCCCTTTGCCCCCTGGCGTATACAGAGGAGCAATAGCGAAGGCTGAAGAAAAGACATCACAGGCAGGCAACCCTTATGTCAGTTGGGTATTCAACATCATTGAGCCCGACGAGTTTGTGGGCCGTAAAGCGTTCTACAACACCTCTCTGCTCCCACAGTCGTTGTGGGTACTCAAAAAGTTTCTCAGTGCGTTGGGCTATGAAGATGATCAACTGGAGGGCCAGATTGAGCTTGAACTATCCGACCTGCTCGGCGTTGAGGCCACCCTCGTTCTCGTCGCCGATACTTACAAGGGAGAGACTACCAGTTCCGTAGATCAAGTGCTCCCTGCGGGCTCCGAAGAGAACCTGATTATCTAGCCAGTCCCGAGTCGTACTAACGAGCAACCTGAGTCTATATCAGGCTCAGGTTGCTCATCATCCCTCAAGAGTGGAGCCATATGCTAGACGACCAGGGTCTGCTTCTTGCTATATTTGGTAATATCAAAGCCCATGAGTGGGTAGAGTTGTGCCTTGTTA